CTAGAGATGCATTGGTGGCTGTTGTAGAGGGCAAATTACCTATCGTCAAAGCAGACGGAACAATCAAACCAATAGAAATGACATTTACAATTAAATATGATCCTACTACTGGATCAGTTGATATAGATAAATCTTAGGAGAATATAATGGCAGTTAAGAAACCATCTTATAACGGACACCTGACAAAAAACTTTGGGTATCAAGAAATGATAAAAAGTTCAACCGCAGATCGTTTGGGTATATCAAATGACGCATCAAGAGAACACGTTATCAATTTAGTCAATCTCTGTAATTTTATCTTACAACCAGCAAGAGAAGAATTTGGAGTTATTCGTATCAATAGCGGATATCGTTCTCCTGCATTGAATAAGGCAGTAGGAGGCTCAGCAACAAGTCAACATTGTAATGGTCAAGCAGCAGACTTTGAATCAACACGAATTTCAAATCCAGAATTCGCAAAATGGATTGAAAAGAATTTAATATTTGACCAACTCATTTTAGAATTTTATGATGGTGTTGATCCAAACAGTGGATGGATTCATTGCTCTTATGTACTTGATGGGAGCAATCGTAATAAAACAATGACAGCATTGAGAGTAAATGGAAAAACTTCATATAAGCCGGGACTTCTCTCCTAGAATTGAAGATAATTTTTTAGACCAACATGAGTTTGATAAGATACAAAAATTCATGACAGCTGAGAACTTTCCTTGGTTTTTTAGATACAGATACTATGTAGGTCCTCCAATCGAAATTGGAGATTCGATTGAAAATGAATTAGACGATTTTCAGTTTATTCATGCATTTTATGACGATTATTCTCCAAGTTCTGTGTATATGGAACATTTAACTCACTTATTAGAATTACTACAACCAGTATCAATATGGAGAATTCGGGCTAACTTGCTTACGAGATTACCGAACATTGTTGATAATCCCTTTCATTCTGATATGGATATATTACCCGAAGAAAAGAGGAAACACTGGACAACTTCTATATTGTATGTGAATACTAATAATGGATATACTGTATTTGAAGATGGTACAAGAGTTGAAAGTGTTGCAAATAGACTGCTAACCTTTCCAGCCAACATGAACCATACAGGAACATCGTGTACAGATCAACCAACTAGACTTATTATAAATCTCAATTATTTTAAATAAAAATGGATTCGTTTCTACATAAAATACAGGAAATTGGAATTAAATTTTATCTCCAAATTCTATTCACTGTTGGCGATTTTTTGTCAAGACCAACATGGGTTGACAAACACGTAAAAGTGTGTTATAATAGATTAGATGAAATTAACAGTGAATACGATAAATTAACTCGCCACCTCTGATATTCTAAAAAAATAAATGTCTAAATTTTATACTAATGTAGTATGTCTCGGAAATTATATTTTTGAGAGAGGAATCGAAGATGGAGTTCCTTTTGATGACAGGCATGAATTTAAACCTACCTTATATATTCCCACCACAACTAAAACCGATTGGCGTACTCTTGAGGACGAACCGGTAGGTCCTGTTCAATGGGGAACAATCAAAGAAACCCGTGAATCAATGAAGAAGTATGAAGGCGTAGAAAATATGAAAATCTACGGTCATACTAATTACAATTATTCTTATATTGCCGAAACATATCCTAAACAAGTAGACTATAATTTTGATCACATCAAAGTGATGTTTATTGATATTGAAGTTGGTTCAGAACATGGGTTCCCCCATCCAGAAAATGCTCATGAAGAAGTTACCGCAATTACAATTAAAATAAATGATGATATTCAGGTATGGGGATGTTCTGACTTTAATAATACTCAAGAGAATATTACATATAATAAATGTGGAGATGAACGTCAATTACTAGAACAGTTTGTGATGTATTGGCAACAAAATTGTCCTCACGTAATTACTGGTTGGAATACTAAAACATTTGATACTCCATATTTGGTTAACCGAATTCGTAAAATTTTAAGTGAGGCATGGGTTAAGAAACTATCGCCGTGGGGATTTGTCAGAGAACAAAAAATCTTTGGTATGGGTGGTAGAGAAGTGCAGACGTATGAAATATACGGTGTGTCTGAAATTGATTACATGGATGCCTATAAGAAATTCACTTATACTAATCAAGAATCTTATAGATTAGATCATATTGCACATGTTGAATTGGGAGAGAATAAATTAGATTATTCTGAAGTAAACACATTACACGAATTGTACAGAACAGATTATCAAAAGTTTATTGAATACAATATTCAAGATGTAATGTTAGTTGATCGTCTTGAAAATAAGATGAAGCTGTTAGAGATGATTATTTCTCTGGCATATTTGTCAAAGTGTAATTTTACAGATGTGTTTGCACAGACAAGAATGTGGGATTGTATTATTTACAATCATCTTTTGAAAGAGAAGATTGTAATTCCACAAAAGACTAGAGAACGTAAAGGTGAAGCCTATGAAGGTGCTTATGTGAAGGCACCACAAAAAGGTAGACATAAGTGGATAGTTAGTTTCGACTTGAATAGTCTATATCCACATTTGATTATGCAATACAACATTTCTCCAGAAACTATTCTTGGTACATGGCAAGATGATATTGGTGTAGATGGATTATTGAATAAAGAATTTGATACAAGTGTTTGGAAAGAAAAGAATATAACAGTTACACCGAATGGGTCCGTTTATCGTAAAGATAAACAGGGGTTTCTTCCTAAGTTAATGGAAAGTATGTATAATGATAGAGTTACATACAAGCAGTTGATGTTAGAAGAACAGAAAAAGGGAAGAAACGCTGACCCCAATAAATTATCACAGTATTACAATTATCAACAAAACCTAAAGATCGCACTTAACTCTGCTTACGGTGCAATGGGTAATCAATGGTTTCGTTATTATGATGAACGAAATGCTGAAGCCGTTTCTGTTGCTGGTCAATTGTCTGTTCAATGGGCAGAAAATGCGGTGAATAATTACTTAAACACTACATTAGGTACTGTGAATAAGGATTATATTGTTGCTATGGATACTGATTCTTTATATGTTTGTCTTGAAGATCTTGTTGCTAAAGTTGGTATTACTGATGATGAAAAAATTGTTAACTTCTTAGACAAAGCCTGTGGAAGAATTGAGGAAGTAATTGAAAAATCATATAAAGAATTGGCTGAGTATGTAAATGCCTATCAACAAAAGATGGTCATGAAACGTGAAGTCATTGCCGATACAGGTATTTGGACAGCAAAGAAACACTATATTCTGAACGTTCATGATTCTGAGGGTGTTCGATACGAAGAACCTAAATTAAAGATTGTAGGTATCGAAGCTATTAAAAGTTCTACACCACAAGCGTGTAGAGAATCCCTGAAAGCCATTTTCAATATTATTATTTCAGGTACAGAAGAGGAAGTGATTAGTTATATTGAAAAATTTAAAGAAGAGTTTTTTAGTTTAGATATGGAAAAAATAGCATTTCCAAGGTCAGTTAATGGACTAAAAAAATATAAAGATCCCGCTAGTATTTACACAAAGGGTACTCCAATTCATGTAAAGGGTTCGTTGATTTATAATCACATGCTTAGATCAAAGAAACTTACAAAAAAATACCCTATAATTCAAGAAGGGGAAAAGGTTAAGTTCGCTTATCTTAAAGATCCAAATCCAGCGGGGGATAAGGTAATTTCTATATTACATAGTTTACCTAAAGAATTTGAATTGGAAAAATATATAGATTATGATACACAATTTAACAAAGCTTTTGTTGAACCATTGAAAGGTGTATTAGATGTAATAGGGTGGGACACTGAACGGCGATCAAGTCTTGACAGTTTCTTTATTTAGTGTATAATGTAAGGATTACTATGGCAGGAAGTATAATAGTACGGTATGCAAAAAAGTCATACAAACAACAAACAGTAGATGAAACAGGAGAATTCAAAAATTTAAATCATTCTGTAGATATTATTCCAAAATCGATGTCTATTATGACTTTTGAAAGTCATAAAGCTGCTGGAAAGTTTGCGTCAGATATTGCCGATAAAGGATATCATATTATAGAAATAATTGATGACTATAAAAAATAAATATAAGTATTGGGCTGTAGAAGAACTAGAATCTCTATTGGGTGAACACATCCATGAAAGAGATCATTTTGCTGAAACGTTCACTGAACGTTCAGATTTGAATAAAGAAATACAAATAATTAAAAGTGAAATTAAAAGAAGGGAAGACAGTGAGTGATTTTTTAGATAATTTATTAAAAGTGACAGGTAATGAATTTGGGTCAAAAGTGTCAGATGGGGTTGAAGCTGGAGATGTTTCAGGTTTTGTAGACACCGGAAGTTATATTTTAAACGCATTAGTTTCAGGAGATATTTATGGAGGAATCCCTTCTAACAAAATTACAGCATTGGCAGGAGAAACTGCCACAGGCAAAACTTTTTTTGCATTGGGCATTGTCAAACAGTTTCTTGCAGATAATCCTAGCGGCGGCGTTTTGTATTTTGAGTCTGAGTCTGCTCTCACCAAATCCATGATTGAAGAACGGGGAATTGATTCTACTAGAATGATAATTCTTCCTGTAACAACCATTCAAGAATTTGCCCATCAAGCAGTTAAAGTAGTGGATAATCATACTCAAGATAGACCGATAATGATGTGTTTAGATTCTCTTGGTATGCTATCTACTACTAAAGAGGTAACTGATATTTCCGATGGTAAAGAAACCAAAGATATGACGCGAGCACAATTAGTCAAAGGTGCTTTCAGAGTATTGACATTGAAACTTGGTAAGGCTGGTATTCCATTATTAGTTACTAATCACACATACAAACAAATGGGTACAATGTTTCCAACTGATGTAATGGGAGGGGGAAGTGGTTTACAGTATGCCGCTTCAACTATTATATTCCTTTCCAAGAGAAAAGAAAAAGAAGGAACTGATGTTGTAGGAAATGTAATTCATTGTAAAAATTTCAAATCCAGATTGACTAAGGAAAACAAAAAAGTTGATGTTCTCTTACGGTATGATAGAGGTTTGAATAGGTATTACGGGCTCATTGAATTGGCAGAGGACGCCGGAATCTTTACCAAAGTATCTACAAGATATGAGATGCCAGATGGTTCTAAAGTCTTTGGAAAGGCAATTATAAATGATCCCGAAAAATATTTTACACCAGAAATTCTTGACAAGTTAAATGACCATGCCAAGAAAGTTTTTCTCTATGGTGGGTTTGATGACGAAACTGTTACTGAAGAAAGTGAGGTTGCAGATGTCACAGAAAAATAAAAGGGAATTTTTTAAAGAGGGTAATAAATCCGATACGGATTTAAGAACCACATTGAATGATCCGTTTTTTGAAACAGGAGACGCCCCCTACAAGGAATGTTCTAATCCAAATGATGCAGAAGATAAATCATTATGTATTTCAATACGTGATGGATCAGCTTTTGATGGCGCCATAATTAGATATACATCGTTTAAATTAGTAGAACAAGAATTGACAGGTGATGATATAGCTTGTCAATATGAATATGACATTGAAGTGCCGCCAAATGATTTGGACTATGAAATTACCGATGAAGATGGTAATGAATTTGAAAAACATTTGGGGGAATGGTTAATAGACATTATACAGAAACAAATGGATCAACATGCAGCAGCGGATAGAGACACTAATATTAAAGAACCTGATACACAATGAGGAATATTCTAGAAAAGTATTACCATTCTTGGATAAAGATTATTTTTTAGAACATACAGATAAATTACTATATAATCAAGTACATTCATTTATCAACAAATATAATAATTTACCTACTAAAGAAGCATTAATTATTGAGTTGGACAATACTCCAATGAAAGATGAGGAATTTGATAATGTTACAGAACTTATAACTCATTTGGCAGGAGAAGAAGATGAACACTCGGATATTTCATGGCTCTTGGATACAACAGAAAAATTCTGCCAAGACAAAGCAATATACAATGCTGTGGTTAAATCCATCAAGATATTGGATGAACCCGAAAAATCTAATGAGGACAAGGGTGCTATACCTGAGTTGCTTACCGATGCTTTGTCTGTTAGTTTTGATCCTCATGTGGGGCACGATTATCTTTTGGACTCTGATGATCGTTTTGCATTTTATCATAGGGTTGAGAAGAAAATCCCTTTTGATCTTGACTTCTTCAATAAAATAACACAAGGAGGTTTATCTTCTAAAACATTAAACATTGCTCTCGCAGGAACAGGTGTTGGAAAATCTATGTTTATGTGTCATCTTAGTTCTAGTGCCTTATCACAGGGTCATAATGTCTTGTATATTACATTAGAAATGTCAGAAGAACGAATAGCGGAAAGAATAGATGCAAATTTGTTGGATATTAAATTAGATGATTTGGTAAGACTACCTAAAAAGATGTTTGAAAAGAAAATAGAAGATCTTAAGAATACGGTTAAAGGTAGATTGATTATCAAGGAATATCCTACAGCTGCGGCCAGTACAAATCATTTTAGAGCATTATTGAATGAACTGAATCTCAAGAGAAATTTTAAACCAGATATGATTCTTGTAGATTATATTAATATATGTTCTTCTGCTAGAATTAAGCCAGGAGCATTTACAAATTCGTACAGTTATATTAAATCTATAGCAGAAGAACTTAGAGGATTGGCAGTGGAATTTGATGTTCCTATCATGTCAGCTACTCAAACGAATAGAGCAGGGTTTCAAAATACTGATGTGGGACTTGAAGATACTAGTGAAAGTTTTGGACTTCCCGCAACTGCCGATTTTATGTTTGCTATTATTAGTAATGAAAATTTAGAAGAAGCTGGACAAATATTGATCAAACAGTTAAAAAATAGATATAGTGATATTACCTCAAATAAGAAATTTTTAGTGGGAGTTGATAGATCAAAAATGAAACTTTTTGATTTGGGGGATGAATCACAATCTGGATTGGTCGATACTGGTAAAGTTGAAAAAAATGATACTCCATCATTTGACATAGCTACTGGTGGAAGAATGAAACCTAACAAAAAAGATTTCGGGGAGTTTAAATTTGGAGAATGACAATATAATCAGTTTAGACAAATATAAAAAACAAAAAAAAGAAGATAGGGAAGAATATTATAAAAACCTGTCTGTTCCCACCCTCAAGGCATTTGAGCCTGATTTCTATTACATTAATCCTGAAAAGGGAACAATGATTCATGTCCTATTCATTACGGACAAAAGTGATATTTTCGATAGACAGATGATCTACGTTATGGAAGATCCATCTGGAAAATTTTATTGTTCTCTAGTAGATGAGGATACCTGTGAAGGGTGGCATAAACTTACTGAAGATGTTTTTACTCACGAAGTTTTAAAAAATAGATATGAAGGTGAATTACCACCATTTCCAGATCCAGAACCTTCTCCACAATAAAGTAAACTTGCTTAGTATTATAAATATATCAGTAAAGTGTATTTAATCTAAGGGAATCAAAATGAAATCATTAGTCAGTTATATCAGAGAAGAAGTAGCGCCACCGAATACAGAAATCTATCGGGCATTGCAAAAAACTGGTAAAGTGGGTCCAAACTCAGGAAAAGGGATTAGAGTTCAAAATACAAATAAGCTATCGGATGCTGATTTTATTAAATTGATTAAAGCTACATTCGAAGGTGTAACAGATGTAGTGAAATATGATCCAGAAACAGGTCCAAACGAAAGCAGAATGTGGCCTATGTTTGTGTTTAGTTGGAAAGGTAGAGCAGATTATGGCGTACACCTAACCGGAGAAATTAAAGGAAGAGGAAGCAAACAAACTACTGAGCAGGAAGTTTCGTGGTTGCTAATTTTAGCAGCAATGTATTATAATATGGACAAAATAAATGCTAGCAATGATTCAAAAGAACATGCAGTTGTGAATGAAATGCTGGATAAAAATGTATATCAAAGAGTATATGGAGCTAATGGTAAAGCACTAGACAAAGCAGGTGCAGTTGGATTAATAAAATGGTTGACAAAAGATGGTAACGAGAAATGGTTTGAAGGTCATTTGTCACAATGTAAGAAATTTGTAGGCCTAGAAACAAATGCCCCAGTAAGATTTGTAAAAGATAGATCAACTATACCTATTGTTGCGCGGGCAAAAGAAGTATTTAATACCTCTGTACCAGATCAGAAATTTGATAAAGATAAATGGAATCCTGCTGATGTCTGGTTGGAATATGAAGATTTTACAGAAACCAATTTTGGTAATTTAGATCAACTAAACAAATATCTAAAAACTTCAATACAACTTGGAAACGGTATTATAGGAGTATCTTTAAAGCAAGGAAGCAACGCCCCAAAACCAATTAACATGCAAGGTTTTATACCAAATTATGATGTTACAGGTTTTACATTAGAATACGGCGCCCTCTTGGCTCAAAATGTAGACACAGAATACGCTGGTAGTGAATTGACAGGATATTCGGTAATGTATAGGTTATTTTCAGCAAGCACGAAGGAAACAATAAGGGGTGAAGCAGATAGAAAAGGATCATTAGCAATGCATGGTAAAGTGTTTTTGGAATACTTGGATTTTCTTTCGGGACAAAATAAAGTAGACGCTGTAGAATCTGTTAAAGGAATACATGTTAAACTGAATAAAAAAACGAATGAATATGAATTTACCAGAGACGGAGCAAAGGCATTTTCAAAAGTAAAAAAGGCGTGGAGAAAATTACAGAGTTCAGATATATTTACATATAATTCTACAGGACAAAAAGATACAATGGATTATATTAGACTTTTTAATGGTACTACCAAAGTAAACGAATCAAAACAAGCATTTTTAAAATATATTACAGAAATTGGAAAAACTAAAAGGATAAGTGAAATATCGATGCAAACAAGATTATCTGCAAGATTTCAAACTATTGCGTTAGGAGCAATTTTTGCGAACTTAAAGAACGCCAACAAAGATAAATTTTTTGATATTGTATTAGGTATGTTATTGTACGGGAAATCTGAATCTCAATGGTCTTCTCCACATTATAAGGTAGAATAATGTTTGCATTTTCTAATTTCCTAACAGAATCAAAGAATCTCCACATGGAACACCTTGAAGATGAGGTGTTAAATGGTGGAGTAGAAGGTACAAGGGGAGCAATAAACTTCCTTCAAGGTTTAAGAGATATGTTAGCAGGCAACGGTAGTTCATCCGTGAATGTAACCGTAAAATGGGACGGAGCACCTGCGGTGTTTGCTGGCATTAATCCAGAGAATGATCAATTTTTTGTTGGAACTAAAGGTGTATTTGCAAAGAATGCAAAGATAAACTATAGTCATGAAGATATTAAAGTAAATCATCCTGGATCAGGATTAGCAAATAAACTCCATATTGCATTTGATGAATTATCTAAAGTGAGTATTAAAGGTGTACTTCAGGGTGATATGATGTATTCTTCTGGTGATTTGAAAACCGAAACAATTGAAGGAAAATCATACGTCACTTTTCAACCGAATACGATAGTTTATGCAATTCCAGTAAAATCTCAATTAGCTGCCAAGATCATGTCTTCTACTATGGGAATCGTATGGCACACTACCTATAGTGGTGATACGATGGAAGATATGGTGGCGTCATTTGGGGTATCGGCTGGAGCATTTCAACAAACTGGTTCAATATGGCAAGCAGATGCATCTTTTAAAGATCAATCTGGAACCGCTACTATGACAAAAAAAGAAACAGACCATGTTACTGCAATACTCAGTCAAACAGGAAAACTATTTCAAAAGATGGATTCTAATGTTCTAGGACGAATTTCAGACGATAAGAACTTGTCAATATTGATTAAAACCTACCATAACAGTACGGTTAGGGCTGGAACAAAGATTTCAAATGTCGGAAAATATACTGCCGGATTAATTGCATTTGTGTATGATAGATTAAAACGTGATATCGACAAAGTAAAGCAAGAGAAAACAAAGACCGCAAAACAAGAAATTATGGATCGGTATGTTGGATTTCTTAGGAAAAATTCGTCAGAGTTGGTTAAAATATTTACTATACAGAATCTTTTAATAGATGCAAAATTATTGATTATACGGAAATTGGAAAGTATTAGGGGGTTAACACAAACATTTGTAAAAACATCAACAGGATACAGAGTTACGGCGCCTGAAGGTTTTGTGGCAATTGATACCCTGAAAGGTGGAGCACTAAAATTAGTAGATCGAATGGAATTTGCACATCAAAACTTTAATGCTGCAAAGAATTGGGATAAGTAGTGGAAAAAGAACAGGAAGATACAGAAGATGAACCAGAGATGAAATATGAACACCGGAATGTTACAGAACATCCTTACTGTACAAATTGGCCAGTAAACAAGGGAAAAAAGAAAAATGAAATCATTTAACGTCTATCTTGTAGAAGCTCAAGCTGGATTTAATACCAAAGACATGATCTTTACTAATGCGGATACTCCGGCATTGATTTTATCACCAACTGCTTTAGAGAGAGCATTTGGTGGACTTGAACGTATTAATGCTTGGCACGTTACTGATTTATCAGGATTGAAAGGATTAATAAAACTACAAGGAAAGAAGGGTTCCATCTCAGTACTGACAGAAATAGAACCATCAGACCATCAACCTTTTGAGGGAATTGAAACTGGTGGAGGTTTTGTAGTTGAATTAGAAGGAACAGAATTAGTATCTATGGATCAAGATGCATGGTCTGAACGATTAGAAGGTGGGCGAAGAGGAATTAGTATTACAAAGGAACTTTTTCCTAATATGTATCGCCATTTGGAATTTATGGTGAAGAAGATGTATGAGAAATATAGTAAAGAACCTTATTCAAGAGATTCAAGAAAAGCCGGAATAGCATTTAATAAATTGGGTCAAACATTATCCCAAAAGGAAAAAGGACAATTCATTAAAGAGTACATTGATAATTGTGAAGAAATTCTCACAAAAAATAAAAGAGCACGGGATGAATTGAGAAAATATGGAAGAGCAATGAATGTAAGTTTAAATAAGAAACATTTTTATAATGAAAGTGTAGTAAATCAAATATCAATTAAGAATGTATATGTGGTTTCAGAAAAATGGGAACAGTTTGGAAGAGTAGATTGGGGGTCCGAAGGTGATGATGAATTGAAAATGTTAAAGAGTGTTTGGAAAAATATACAAATCAAATCACAAAAAGAATTAATAACTTTGGTAAATAAAAAATGAAAACATTCAATCAATACATATCAGAAATTGCAAAAGGTATCTATAAGGGTTTTGGTATGTTGATTATCGATGGCCAAAAAGTAGATGTGGAAGTAGAGTTGTACGGAACAGATAATAAAAACAACACATTTCTAACACGCATCGTTGACATTGATAAAAAATATCAAAAAACTCACCCTATTGGGAAAGAGGTAGCAATCCCTGCTAAAACTTTCAGACGTGGTAGGTGGGTGAAAGTTAAAACATCTAACGCGTTTGAGGCTGTAAGTTTCCAAACAATTACAGTAAAAGATAAAAGTGGAAAATCTCATACTCAAGGAGCTGTGAGAATTAGACCAGACACAACTCATGTTGCAATAATGCATTATGATGCAATAGCAGGCACTAACCTTTCTACAGGAATGAAAGCCCATACTTCACTCAATTTCGGTACTGAAAAGAGTTTAGACAAGGTAATATCCCATGCAAAGAAAAAATTTAATCTAAAAAAAGCAGAAATTCAAAAATTAGATAAGAAATACCTATGAAATCATTCAAAGAACATTTAACCGAAGAAGTCTCTAAAAGTGATTTAGATCAAGTAGAGAAATATGCAGATAAGTTATTTGCAGCAGTTGGTATTGATGTTGAATTTACCAAACATTTTCTTGATAGAGTTAATGATGAACGAAATAAGAAACCAATCAGTACTGCTGAACTTATTAGATTGTTTCGTTTGACGTATAAGAAATATGGTAAGAAGATATCAAAAATGAATCCAGATGCAGAAGCAGTAATTCACGATATGGAAACAGATGTAAATCTACCATTTGTATTAAATATAGATAAGGGTGGAATGCTTGACCTTGTTGCAAAGACAGTAATGAGAAAAAAGAATTTTAAGACAAGTGATCAAAAACTGGAAGTTTAAATAACATGAGAACATTTAAATCATATCTAAACGAAGTCAGAACAGGAACGAGTACGTCAGACCTTGTGTTTCGATCAATACGAGCTAGTGTAGGTGCTATTAATTTAAATATTCCTATATCACCATCCATGTTCAAACGAATATGGCCAGATACACTTCGTGCAACAGTATTTCATACAACAGACGGAGATGGCATTGAATCTATAGCTAGACTTGAAGGACAAAAGAAATCGATCTCA